GTTTAAAACCTTACAGAAAAAAGCATAAATAAGAATTATGAGCAATATATTTCAAACACTCGAGCTAGAAGCTTTTCGAAACGGAATCCAAGCACGGACTCAAGAGTCTCGTAATTGGTTCAGGAAAAAAGCTGCGCAATTAAGAGGTATTAATCGAGATGACCTTATGAGCGAAGACATACTCGATGTCAAGGCCAAAGGTCTTATTGGAAATATGTACATGTTTTATTATGATCCAAAATATAAAGCAACATTACCATACTACGACAAGTTTCCATTGATTGTTATGGTTGATCGTGCGCCAGGAGGATTTATAGGATTGAATCTACATTATTTGCCACCAACGCTTAGAGCAAAAATGCTAGATGGTTTGATGGATAATTTAACTGATAAGAAATTTGATGAAAATACGGCATTTAGAATCAATTATCAAATGCTACGACAATCGGCTAAACTTAAATATTTTAAACCCTGTTATAAACGCTATTTAACTGAACATGTCAAAAGTAGATTTGCAGAGGTACAATCACCTGAATGGGAAATTGCAGCATTTCTTCCAACGGCACAATGGGCTAAATCGTCAGCAGCAAACGTCTATAAAGATTCGAGGAATATGATATGACAAATGTGGATGCAATCAAATCCGTTATATCTAGCAGAGAAGGTCCTGCGCATGGCGCACTGTTTAGAGTTACGTTACCTTCTATATCATCTGCTACCAGCTTCCTTGATACTGGCTCTAGAGAAATAGACGTTCTTTGTACTAATGTTACTATGCCTGGTAGACAGGTTATGACCCAATTAAGACGTATAGGCGTTCAAACGCAAAAGATTGCATACGATCAGGCATATGACGATGTAACCATGACATTCAGATTGATGAATGATTATGGCGCTAAGAAATATTTCGAAGTCTGGCAAGAACTAGCAGTTAATCCTTCTACAGGTGAAATTGGATATGCTACTGACTACTTACAACAAGTTAAGATTCAACAGCTAAAAAAAGGCGCATCGTTTCCTATTTTCAATAGATCATTAGGCATACCAGCGTTACCGCCAGAAATTACAAATAGATTACCTAAAGTTGGACCATTTGATCTTGCTCAAGGAGAGTTCGATCTCGATTTAATATTGGGTGCAAAGACCATATATACATGTACACTCATCGATGCATTTCCCACTTCAGTTCAGGCAATACAATTGGGAGATGGACAGACAAATCAGTTAATTGAAATGCAAGTAAGTATGTCATATAAGAAATGGACAGGTGATGCTGGATCACCAAGTTCTCAATTTGAAAGACTTGCAACGGTTGGACTTGGGGCTGTTACCTCAAGACTATTTTAATAAGAGGATGATAATATCATGGCACTACCTAGACTGAATGAACACCCACAGTATACTATGATTCAGCCCTCAACGGGGAAAGAGATTAGATATAGACCATTCCTTGTAAAAGAAGAAAAGGTCATGCTTCTTGCCTCGGAATCACAGAACATGCAAGACGTACTTCGTGCAGTTGTAAACACAATCACTGCATGTTGTGAAAATGTGGACGGTGATAAACTTACTTCATTTGACATCGAATATATGTTTGTTAAACTAAGGGCAAAATCTGTAGGCGAATCTTCGAATGTCATAATCAAATGTCAAGCGTGTGATCACGGCAATCCTTATTCAATTGATCTGGATGGACTTGAAATGGTTGTGCCAGAGATCGAGAAAAAGATTGCTCTATCTGATCAGATCTATGTAGAATTACAATGGCCAAACTTTGAGGTTCTACAAAAGGTCGTAGGTGAAAATACTGGAACATCTCAAGCCGAATATCTTTTTGCCTTAATTCGTGGTTCTATCGCAGCAGTGCTGACCGAAGAAGAACGAATTGATTTAAAAGAGGTAAGTGTAAAAGAGATCGATGAATTTATTGAATCGATGAACACAGAACAATTTGGTAAAATTCGTGATGTTATTGAAAAGATTCCGTCATTAAAACATGATGTGGATTTCACATGTGAATCATGTGGACATAAAAATGAATTGGTTGTACAAGGAATGGAGAATTTTTTCTCATAGGTCTATCTCATGATAATTTGGTGAACCATTATCAGACAAATTTTAATCTGATGCAACACCATAATTATTCCCTGACTGAGATAGACCATTTGATGCCGTGGGAAAGAGAAATTTATGTTACTATGCTTGTTGAGTGGATTAAAGAAGAGAATGAAAGAATAAAAAAACAACAAAATGGGTTCTAATATGGCAGCTGCAACACTAAATGACGTAACACAGGTCCTAATGGATCAGAACAGCATGTTAAAAACCCTTGTGGAGCAGGGTAACCAGAATAAGCTACTATTGCTCGAACAATCGAGAGAGGCTTCTCGTAAGCAACAATCGAGTGTCGATGGTAGAGCTCAGGCTGAAGTGAAGAAAAAAGACGGGAGCGTTGGTCTAGCGCTAATGGGTCTCGTCGGTGCTATTGGGGCTTTAGCTACTAGTTTTGTAGCCGGAGCACTAGAATCTATAAAAAACTTGTTTAACATAGTATCAGGAGCCTTTACTAAATTACTCAAAGGCATTATGAGCATATTAAGATTAGATATAGCTCTAGCAAAAATTAGGGAAATAACTACTTCTATATTAGGTAGGGTAATTAACCTTATAAGAACAATGTTCAAACCTGTTTTAAACTTGTTTAAGATCATAGACAATTTTTTCATAAACTTTAGTGCAGGATTTATAAATTTCGGTAAGCAATTAACTGGTGCTGTTCCGGATGTCCTAAAGTTCGAAGACTTTACGTCATTTGCCGGTAAATTTGGTGCAGCAGTAAGAGCCGTAATGAATGCTTTACTCGGACCTCTTATGAGTGCTGATACCCTTGCAGATATGGGTAAGGTTGCTGATACACTTATGGAACCAATTAGAGGTGTTATTGCCTCTGTTGGAAAGTTCTTTTCTGCAGAAGGACCAATTGGTCGCGTATTCGGTATGGTTAAGAATGCCTTTTCGTTTGCAGAAGAAGGCTCGAAATTTATGGGTGTTCTGGGATCAGTTGGTAAAATATTCGGCCGTTTGCTCTATCCCCTTACTATCATCATGTCCATATGGGATACAGTAAAAGGTGCTATTAAAGGATTCGAACAAGAGGGTTTCTTAGGGGGTATTGCTGGAGCAATAAATGGATTGCTAGGAAGTTTAATTGGTGCACCATTAGATTTACTTAAAGATGGTGTTTCATGGATCTTAGGTAAATTCGGATTTGAAAATGCTTCCAAATTTTTAGAGACGTTCAGCTTTACAGATCTTATCAAGCAAGCCGTATATGGATTGATCAATGGATTTATTGAAGGTATTGCGGTGATACTAGATAAAATGCCTTTGGTCCCAGGTTTTGTTGCAGATAAAGTTAGAAGCTTTAAACTTACTGGTGCAGCAACTTCTGCAGCTGTAGAGCAAGCACCGAAAGAAGAATCAAGAGTTACTACTCCTGCAGCTGTAAAGCAAGCATCGAAAGAAGAATCAAGAGTTACTACTCCTGCAGCTGTAGAGCAAGCATCGAAAGAAGAATCAAGAGTTACCAAACCGCTAACAACTGCTGATCAGTTATCGAGGACCCAGGCAGAAATAGATCGAACTATAAAAGAAGGTTCTCAAACTATTGATGTTATAGGTCATTCGAGACGAGTGGCAGATCTGAATATGGAAGTTAAACGATTACAAAATCAATTAGAAAGAGAACAATCTCAACTCGATACGAATAGAGCAGCAGCCGGTCATAGTACTATAGCAGTTGGTGGTGATACTAACAGCGGTAACACCAATATTACAAATAATGTTTTAGGCGGAGGAAAGGGTGGCCAACCCTCTGCTACTAATCATGGGGTTGGCCACTTACCTGCTTATTAATCGCCGTTAGCGATCTTAGCGAAATAGCTTAGCGTATCTTCTTCTTCGTCATCGTTAGAAGAGATCTGCTCTGCTGTTACTGGACGCATAGGCTCTGGTGTTGGTGTTTCTTCACCCAACGAAATCTGCTCACGCACTGTCATTGGCTGTTCGTTACCTAATACACGATCAAGCTTTTGCTTTAATTCATCGTAAGATTTGTACATCTTAGGATCTACAAACTCTTCGATAGGATGGAGTTGATCATAGATTTTTTCTAATTCAGCGTCGTCACCAAGTACAGATGGGCTAGAAAACTCAGACTTATCATAGTTTACCCAACCATCGACCTTACGGATTTTGATCTTGAAATTAGCACCTTCCCAAAAATCAAATGGATTAACAGGTGATTCGTCTTGGAACTGAGGTTGCATCATATCCATGATCTTATCAAAGATCTTTTTACCATATTGGTACATAAAGACTTTGCCGTTGTTTTCTGGCTTAGATGGATCAGAGATAACGAGAACATTAGACACATAATGTAGACGACGCTTTTGATAGCGTGCTTGTTCGCGCGTAGGCGAATTATCATTGTCTGACATATTCCATAGCTTAGAATTTAATTCACCAACCGGATCTGTTTGGCCGATAGATGTCAATGACTTTTCAATATACCATTGACCGCTTGGTCCTTTAAATCCATGATCCCAATACCGAACCCATGGAAGATCTTGACCTTCAGCTGCAGGAAGGAATCGAACTTCAGCATAGCCATTGCCTGCTTTGTCTAGTGCTGGTTTCCACAGACGATCGTCTTGATATGATGACTTCTGTTCACCACCACCTTCGGTAGACTCGACTGCTTGTATGAGTTTGGAGATTTGATCGC